CAGATGCGACCTGGGCCAGCCTGACGTCCTTGTGGGCCTTGGCGAGCTTGGCCGTAGCCGAGGTCTGCCCTGTGCCGCCAGAGGTGGTGTAGGAAGACGTATCCTCCTGCACCCCAGTTCCGCCGAGGAGCGTGTACAACCCAGGTTCGCCAGCGCCGGTCAGCCCGCGAAGACTGCCGTTCTCTTGCCTTGCCTGAGCCACGATCCCCATCGGCTTCATCGCGTTTCCCCGTCAACCTTCAGCTGTGGATAGATTGCAACCAGCGTGAAGGGTAGCGGCTGGTTGCAGAACACCCGAACGCGGGCCAGGGTGTTGTAGCCCTCATTGTACGGCTGCTCGTAGTCCCCAGTCTTCAGTGGGGGCGGCTGGTCCATGGGATCGTAGGGAGTGCGCATCAGGAACTCATTCTCCCCACCCTCCGGACCCGCGCTCCCACCCAAGGATTCGTGCAGGCGGAACACCACCTTATGCACCCGCTTGGTGCGCCCTTGGGCCGTGCCGTTGGGATAGCCGCCCTCGATCCTCATGGTGATCAGCTCGGCATCTGCTGGCAGGCCGACCTGAACCACAGACGCTGGCGCCTGCAGGTTGATCTGACCTCCAGTCACCGTCACCCGAGGGTGCGCGGCGCCGTTGACAGTCAGTGTTACCTCCTCCCCTTCCAAGTACCCAAGCCCGGAAATCGTATCCCGTGCCCAGCTGACGTTTGAGCTCATGAACCCGCGCAAGGACGGCGGCACCTCAGTAACGAACGTCACCTGTCCGCCCACCGTATCTACCCGGACGCGGGCCTGCTCGGTGGTGGTGGGGGAAACCAGAATCAGGTAGTCGCCGACATCTCCGGCAACCAGGGCGAAGCTGGTCGCAATCGACCCCACCTCGCCCGGCGCCCAAGTGAGTCCGCCATTGATGGTGGCAGTGCCCCCCGACACAAAGCCGTTGAAGGTGGAACCCGCATCCGAGAACAGGGCATCCTCCAGACTCTGCTCGCTGGCCTTCCAGTCGCGGACCATGTATTCGATGTAGCGCCGGGGCTGGCCGTTGATGACCCGGTAGACCTGCAGCCACACCTGATCATGCGTGCCATCAGGGGCCGGGATGGACACCACCGACTCCACCTTACCCTGCTCCCCAGTGGCGCCACCAATGCGGTGTGGATGCCAGCCCAGCACGTCCTGCTCCAACTGGTAGGACAGGGCAATCAGGTCGCCGTTGTTGCAGCACGCCCACATCGTGGAGCTTGGCTCCAGCGCGAAGGCAGACTGGATGACCTGGCCATTGGCGATCTGGTCGGACAACACCATCAGGTCGTTGGATTCATACCCGTTGACGTTGAACGAATATCGCATGTCCCGCAAGCGACGGCCGCTGCGCTGAACGAACAACGTCGACTCGCCGATGATGACCGGGGGAACCTGACGCGAGCCGTATCCCGATTCCTGGGATGCCTTGATGTTCCCCGGGCCAAACACCTCATTGGTCGTAACCTCGGACAGGGAGAACTCTCCGCCTCGCGTGCCAACCAACAGGGATTCTTGGGACGTCATCCATACGGCTGCGTTCGTCTCGCCCGAGGCAATGGTGATCGAGAAAGCCGAGTCAGGCAGGGTCTCGGCGCCATCACGACTGGCGAAGTTCTCGAAATCAGCCGCCACCGAACCCCATACCTGCTGCCCGCGTGCAAAGCACAGGCGCTCACGGAATATCTTGACCAGGCTCGGATAGCCGGCCCCAGCAGCGTTCCTCCATGCGGCCTTGGCCCAGCGCGTGGATGCATTGCCAGAGCTCACCGCCTGGGAGGGGATGGGGGTGGCCACCACTGCATTGGCCGTCGTTCCGCCAACGGCAGTAATCAGCGCCGTGCCATAGCCGGAATGCAGGTACTCCCACTGAACGCCCGGGTCGCCGTCGAACTTGGCGCCCTCTCGGTGGGTGGGCTTCACAGAGCCGGTCGTCCCCGCCGTCAGGGCGCGGTAGACGTTGGAGTCCGACCGACGTTCTGCGCCGATGGCGATGGTCTTGCCCACCTCCCAAACAGCGTAACCGTCCGTCTTCTTCTGCTCCAAGAGGAACAGGGTGCCGATCATGTCAGCCGTGAAGATGGAGGCCGACGCGGTGAGGGTGATCGCCCCACCCTGGGCGGAGGCGTACACCGTTACCGGGTTGTCAGGGTTAACGTCCTCAAATGGACCGCCCTTGATGTCTGCAGAGGTCAGGGTCCACCGGGTGGTGCCAAGCCGGGACAGCTTGCGCGGGATATGGCTCGGATGGGCGATGAAGATCACGTCACCCGTCTGCTCCAAGCTCAGGCGGAACGTCCCATCCGTCGCGTTGGTCAGGTCTGCCGCCGTATAGGGCGACCCGATTTCATACACATTCCCCGCCAGTGCGCGCCAGAACACGGGGTTGGTCACCGGGACGCCGATGCTCCCTTCCAGGGCGTAGTAGTTCACACCCGCTTGGGAAACCAGATCGCCCTGGACGTACTGGGTAGCATTGTTCCACGCAGCCGGCGTCGAACCCAACAGGAGCTGGCCGTTGTTGGTGTAGAACCTGATGTATTGGTCCCCGAATTCCAGAACGTAGCTTTCGTCTTCGGAGTACACGAACTTTGCCAGCCACGACCGCTGGTTGCTGACCTTGGCTTCGGCGACGAATCGGGTTCCGGGGCGACGACGGGCGGGCCCCTGCGGGATGGGGATGAAGTTGCTCATCCGGTAGCAGCCATTCCCGTACTTACTCATGTCAACCCGGCCAGCCCAATACGGCGAGAGCTCGCCCGCGTTGAAGCTGACCTGCTGGGGGGCTACGATCTGGGCCATTATCCGCGCAACCTCGACATGACCCAGCTGTCATCGCTGATGGTGTCTGAGGGCAGCTCGATGGCATTGGCGCGGGAGGCCTTACCCAAGGCCGCTTGGTACTGGGCCGCACACTTCTGCCACTTGCTATCGGACTGGGTGATGGCCTCGCAGGCTTCCATCGCCAGGCGGCAGGCGAACGCCTCGTTGAAGCAGACGTCCCACTGGGTCGTGTCCTCCGAGCGCGCGATGTAGCGCAGCGGCATCGGGACGGACGGTGGCGGACCTCCGGGGATCGGACGCCCATACAGGATCTTCCTACCCTCGATCACGTAGATCTGCGACATGCCCGCGTTGTAGTCGGACAGGTTGGGGCCAATGTCGAAGTTGAAGATGGACAGGATCCGTAGGCAATCATCCGGCAGCGTGAACTGTGACCCGTACCCATAGACGGGCACCTCGACGTCTGCCGCCAGTTGAGCTCGCTTGATCGAGAACGACCACTTCCGGGCGCGCAATTCGTCATCGCGCACCATCGCGAACATGCGCTTCAGCACCCCCGCAGCCTTCACATTGTCATCCAGGCTGATGATGGGGAGCTCGCCGAGCTTATCCAGCGCCCTGTTTGCCAGTTCAACTTGCGATGCCATGCTCTAGCTCCTTCCGCAGTACGTACCCCTCAGATGGGGTTGGATGTCGCTGGGTTCACGCCAGGAGCAGATGCGATAAGGCTGATGCCGCCGCTACCGCCCACCGTCAGACCAACGAAGGTGGCCAGGCCAAGCACCACAGGAACGGTGACCGTACCCGAAACCGATCCGCCAATGCTGGCGGAGACGGTCACGCTGCCAACATACCCAATGTCCAAGATGCCGTTTTCAGTTAGCACCTGAATGATGGGATTGACTACCAGCGGAAGGCCGAGAACGCCCACCGGCTGGGTCAGGAAATTGAGCTGGCCGAGCCCAAGGAGGAAATCCATGGGCCCAGCCACACTCTTCGCGATGGTGATCGCGGTCATCCGACCAGCGTCCGATCAGCGCGAGCATTGAGCCCAGTCGGGGTGCCGCCAGTGGCGACCGCCCGAATCTGGCACGGAGGGAGTTCGAACAGGAACATGCCCGGAGCGGTCAACGCCACGGTGGTGAATGTTGCGCCCGTTGACATTGCCTGTACTGGGAGCCATACGCCTCCGTCCGTCTGAACTTCCAGGGTGACGGAGGTGCCGCCGAAGGTGCCCGTAGCCGCGAACGTACCACGACCGCCCGGCCACGTGGTCGAACCACCAGCGCCAGCCGCTCCTACGTTCCTGAGGAGGGTGACGCTTGCACTCTGTGCCATGACACAACTCCTTTAAGCAGGGGGGAAGGCGTCTTGCAGGATGTAGTAAACGACTGCGTTCAGAGCCTTGGTCGCCGACTCTTTGCTGGCGCCAGCGGCGTCAAAGGTCCACCGGACATCGATGTATGCAGCGGGGGTCGCCGACGCACCCTTGGTCACGTCCTGGGCAAGGTCGCCGCCCACAGGGACGGAGTAGTAACGATCTGTCACGAATCTTCTCCTAAGAGAGCGGGGCCGAAGCCCCGCGCTCAGTTAGATGACGTAGGTCACATCGACACCGGCAGTGCCGGCAGCGGTGGTGGCCGCAGTCAGGGTCAGGGCGACGTCGTAGTCACGGGCCGGATCGACCGCCAGGCCCAGGGCTTCCCACACACGCTTTGCGCGGTTGGCCGGGGACAGGAGGTTGCCAAACGCCACGCTGGTGCCAGCCGAGGCAGCGGCAATCGAGGCAGCTGCGGAGAAGAAGTCCGCATCCACCACCGCGCCGCCGTTGGAGGCGATCTGGTAAAGGCCCACGTCTGCCGCACCCGAGGTGATCGCGGTGTTGAACAGGCGAAGATCCACGATGCGGGCATTGGACGGAATCCGGACGATGCGCAGCACCGAAGCGATGCTGTCACCGTTGGCCAGCGGAACGATGTCCACTGCCGATTCCACGGAGCCGCCGACCTGCGCGGCATTGGCCAGGACACCCGAGTTACGGGTGGTGATCTGAGCCGAGTTGGTTTGCACAACAGCCATGATGATTCTCCTCTATCGGCTCAGTTAGCGGGCCCAGGCCCGGACGACTTTCTTTTCTTCCAGGCGGGTCGCACCGAAGGTGGCCGAGGTGTACAGCTGCCACGGCACGGCACGCACGTCGGTGCGCTCATCGATGCGGGTGTTGGTGTCCTTCCAGATGCCCAGGTAGCCACCGGACTTGGCGTAGAACAGGACCGGGGTCGAGGTGCCGGCCGCGTCATCGGTGCCGTTGAACTCGGTCAGGCGCTCGCAGTGGATGAAGTTGAAGCCCAGGAAGCGGTCGATCTTGCCGTCACGCAGGACCGGGGTGCCATCACGCAGCTGGTTGTAGTCCTTGCTGGTGATCTGGACTTCGGCCAGCAGCTGGGCGTGCGCCTTGGCGTTCACGACGCAGTACAGCTCCTCACCCATAGTGTCCACGTCATTGGCCATGAGGATTTCCAGGGCCGAACGCAGCTTGGCCACATTCAGGCCGGACGCTGCACCACCGGTATTGACCGAGATGGTCTGGCCGGTGCCGAACGGGGTGGAGGTGGTGCCAGACTTGCCGGTCTGGTTGGTGCCCAGCAGGCCGTCCAGAATGGTGCGGTCCTTACGACGGTTCATGCCCGCGACAGCGCCGCGTGCCATTTCCATCTTCGGGTCCACGATCATCCGGATCAGGTCGTTCTTGTCCAGCAGCTGGTTGATGTCCCAGTTGCGGGGCAGGATCCAGCGGCGGTCGGTCGGGGCGTCGGTACGCGGCATCGGAGAGAAGCGCTCGGTGTTCTCCGATGCTTCGATCAGGCCGAGCTGGTCAACCGGCGAAGCCTGTTCGCCGTAGTGGCTGGTGCCAACACGGACGGACTGCTGCAGCTTGGACTCCAGCTGCTGGGTGAGCAGGGCAACTTGGGTTGCGAACTGCTGTGCGTAAAAAGTCGGGGCGAAGATCGTCATTGCGATAGCCTCAAAGGGAAGGAAAGGTCACTTCGGTTTGAGGTTTCCCCGGCAGGCCGGAACCCCTATGTCACCAGGGCCTCTGGTGGCGCAGGGCACACTTTCGTGCGGTCAGCGGGCCGATGTGCGGGCGCCCCAACCCACTGAGGGAAGGGGCGCCACTACCGGTTATCCGCTTACGTTGGCGATATTACGCCGGGCTTCCGCCGCGCGCAATGGTCTGCTGCAGCTGCGCCCACTCTCGCTGGGCATTCGCGTCACCCGACTCCAACCGTTTGAACCAGTCGCGATCTTGGCCCAGCTGCTCCACCCGGGCGCGGGCTGCTTCCGGGCTCATCGGGCCGCTGTTGGTGTCCGTGCCGCCAGCGGTGAACTTGGCCTCGCCGGCTTTCTGTCCGAAGGCAGCGAACAGGCGGATCATGTTGGCCGAGCCCACCAGATCCTCCATCAAATCCAGCTGCTCTGAGGTAAGGCCAGAGTTCGGCAGGATCTCTTGGCGGGCGCGGTCGGCCAGCTGGGACAGCTCATCGAAGTTTCCGCCCCAGTCGGCCTTCAGCTTGGCCAGATCCGCAGCGGTGGAATCCTTGAACGCCGTCTCATCGGCCAAACCCAGCTCTGCCAGGACGCCGTTGGACTTCTCCACCAGAGCCTTGGCCTTGTCTGCCGGGATGCCCAGCTCGTGGAACACCGACTTCATCTTGTTGGCGTAGGCGTTGCTTGCGCCCTCCGGAACCGGGAGGTCGTAGGCATCAGCGCTGTCCGGAGCCGCCCAGCCGAACTTGGCATTGAACGCCTTCCAGCCATCGGTATCGTTGGCGTCCGGGATCTTGGCCAGACGCTCAGGCGGTACGCCCTGCAGCTTTTCGAGGTTCCGGTAGGACTCGACGGCCGAGCCCATGTCCTTCCAGCCCTTCAGTTCCGCATACCCACGGATATCGGCATTCTCGATGCCGGAGTACCACTTTGCTTCCGGTGGAGTGGCGGGGGGAGTTGCGCCGCCGTCTACCGGCGGGTTGCCGGCATCAGCCGACCCGATTACATCGCTCATGGTTATGCCTTCTTGGTGGTGGATTCGGTCTTCTTCGCGCCCGGGTACAGGTCAACCGCAGCCTTCGCCGCGTCGCTGGCCTGCTGAACCGCCTCGCCAAACGTGCCCACGCGCGGGGCGACAGTGTTCAGTACGGTGGCGTAGGTGATTTCGTAGATGCGCTTCTGCTCTTCGTTCATGGCTGATCTCCATTGATCACACTCAACATCTGGTTACGCGCGACCGCCTCTTCGGCGACCGCTTGGTCATACGCGGCATTGGCCTTGGTGTAGGCATCGCTCGCCTTGTTCAGGGCGTCGGCGGCGGATACCTTCCGCTCACGCTTGAACCGGTAGGTGGCAATCGCCGCCTCAACATCCAGGTTATCGCTCACTTGGTCGCCTCCCTGAATGCAGCGATAGCCTTGTCAGCATCCTCTTTGGCCTGCTCATGACCCCATCCAGCTACGATGGCGTGCTGGTAAATCATGATCCACAAGTCTTCGGCCTTCGCGCTCACTTCGTAGCTCATGCGTCCTCCTCAATAGCCGACAGGATGTCAGCTTCCTTCACGTTGAGTTGCGCCGCAATCCGCAGGTACACAGAGCGGCGCCCCTCAGCATACGCCATGGCGATGGGGTCAACCCCCCGGCCCATGACGGTGGGCAGGCTGGACTTGAACGCCCCACAGAACCGGGCCAAGTCCTTCATCACCGTTGCACCCGCCTTGGTCAGGGTTTCCCCGTCCGGGTTCTGCAGGCAGTCACGGTAGGAATGCTTCTTCAGCAACAATCGGCGGATGCGGTCGGATAGGGTCACAGCAGGCCCACCGCGCTAGGGGTGGCAGCGGCCAGCTGCTGGGCCTTGGTAATGTCCAGTGCCGCCTTGCCAGCCACCGGAGCCGCTGCCAGGAGCTGCTGAGCCTGCATCTGTGCCGCCTGCTCTTCGCCGATCTCAGCGCTCTGGTCATCGTCCAGCATGTAGTCAGCCGGGACGCCCTGAATGTCTGCCAGGCCCTTCAGCATTGCCGAGAGGTCGGCCGTGCGCTTCAGCAGGCCAGGCTCCAACTGCTCCAGAGGGACAGCCGATTCCAGCCAGCGCAGGGTCGCAGCGCCCTCACCAGACCGCTGCAGCCGGTCCAGCGGGGAGGTGTACTTGATCGACAGGAAGCCGCCAGCCTCTCGGAGCTCAGGCGGCATCTCCGGCAGCAGGCCAGGGACACGGGACAGGATGTCCAGCTCTCGCTCCACCATCGGATCAAGCAGCTCGGACTGCTGGCGCCCAACGCTCGGACCCAACAGCTGCCCCTTCTCCTCGGCCCGAAGCAGCGCCTCCGTGGCCGTCATCTGCGGCTGTTCCATCAGGATCTGGAACAGGGTCACGAAGAAGGCGTCGTTGATCACCCCTCGGTCGTCCTGCACCATCTCCAGGCCAATGGCCAGATTGGTGCCGGACTGGAACGGGACCACGTTGGGCTGCCCCTGGTCGTTCAGCCAGCCCCGGTTGATGGCGTTGGACTTCATGTTGAAGACCTCCAGCGCATCGTCATCCACCGTCATCAACGGCGGATCTACGGCTCGCTGGCCGGCCCGTAGCATGGTCTTCTGCTTCTCATTGATGCCGTTGAGGGTGTTCAGCACCATGGATGCCGGGCCTCGCCCATACGTCTCGCGGGGCGCAGTCATGAACCGGCTGAACAGGTACGGCATGGTTCGGTAGCCGCCCTCCTCGATGATCTCCCGACCCTCGCAGGCCAGGTAATAGCTGGCGTACTGCATGCCGCGACGGTCGATCCGCGACGGGTCATAGTCCCGGTTGTTCTTCACGCAGTGGATGAAATCGAACTCCTTCTCAGGGTTCTTCTCCGCCGCCTTCACAATGCTCTCGGGCAGCTTGCCCTTCCACTCGGGCTTGGTCATGGCCTGCCGGGCGGTCAGGGTGAACTTGCGGTGCACCCGGTCGATGCGCCCAGCATGGTCCACACCCCCCCAGATGTCGCCCACGAACAGGGACCGATACCGCAGATCCTTGCCTACGTCGTCATCAAGGAAGATGCAGGAGTTCCCGAATGCGCCAAGGGACATGTACCCCTCACCCGTGGCGTAGGTGAACCCAGCGCGGGGGCTGTAGCGCGCACGGAACAGGACGTCCGTCACCGCCTCGCAGTACCGCTTGACCGAGTTCAGCTTGTTGAGCGCGTCATACCGGGTCTGCAGCGTGTGCCACCGCTGGGTGCGGGGGGTCAGGATCGACTCAACCGCCGCCGAGAACCGAGACAGGGCCAGGGCGCCAGTCGAATCGAACTGGAACTGGTCTTTTCGCTGCCCCTGCACCACGTCCCGGGACAGGAACAGGGAACTGGATGGCATGATCAGGTCCGCGATCCGCTGGTTGGTCGAATCGAAGTTGAACCTAAGCGATTCCATCGCGCTCTGGTCGCGCAGGATGTCGCTGGCGAGCTCGGCGTTGCTCATGGGTCAGCTCCCCGTCAACGTCTTAGTGCCCACGTTCGGCGCAGCCGGCATGGAGCTACCGTTCCCGCGAGACAGGTTGTAGGCCGCTCGGCCACGACGACGGCGCAGGCGCATATCGTCCTCGGCGTTCTGGCTTGCCTGATCGATGGTCGGGGTCGGGGTAGTCTCCTGGGTCACCTGCGTGATCTTGGGAGCCTTCGGGCGGGAGAACATGGCTTTGACGACACCCATGGGACTTTCCTCAGTCAGACGTGGCGTATTGGGACAGGGCGCTGCGTGGCTTACGGTTGAACATCGGTCGGTAGCCACGGGCCATCGTCCGGAATGCATCCGCCCCATGACTGGCCCAGTCGTGCTTGGGCTTGTCGTGGAACTTCTTCAGGTCTTGCGACCACTCCCGATGGTACATCCGGAGGCAGTCCAGGCCCCGCTGCATCCGCATGTTAGCGTCTTCTTGACTCTCCTCCAAGAAGGGGATCGGCTCGGTCCCAAACTCGCAGGTAATCAGGAACTCACGGGTCGCATTGATGGCCGAGGACAGGCTGTCATCCCGGGGGACAACCGAGTTCTTGATCCCCTTGGCAGCCAGCATGGTGCTGACCGTGGTGGTATTCATGTCCATCCCGTGGACTGGGTGGGCGCCGTCATGGGGGAGTAGGTGCAGTCCGTAGGTGTACGGGGCGCCATGCAGCCTCTTGGTGTACCACTCCAGGCCCACATTGGACCCTTCCAGATAGTTGATGATGCGTGGCCCGTTTGGGCCCTCCTGCCAGAACCAGATGCACATACTGTCCGACTGGCCCTTGCCGAGATCCCAAGCAGTTCCCACCGGGAGGCGGGGGTTCCACGTGAAGGCCGGGCTGATTCGACCCATCTGTTCAAGCCGGGTCATGTGCGGCCCGTAGTAGGCGCCCGGGAGGCTGGCAGCGCGGGAGCAGTAGTACTCCTGACTGATGATCGCATCGGCCTCCTGTTCTCCTCGCTCCGCCGTCAACTCGCGCTTCTCAGCGGCCACCGCATCGGCACTCATGGCCCCGGTGTCCTCGACCGTCAGCGTCTCCCCATACCACTCGGGGTCGCCCTTGGCGTAATCCACCATCTTGGCGAAGTGGTTGTTACCTCGGGTGGTGCTGATGAAGATGGCCCAGCCGCCGTTCTCACGCAGGATCGGGCGGATGTAGGCCCAGGCGTTGGGGTCGGCCAGCGCGTATTCGGAAAACACCACCCCACGAGGAGGCGCGCCCACAAGGCTGTTGTAGTTGTCCGACCCGACAACCTGCCACAGGGAGCCCGAGATGAGCTCGATCTCCATCTGCTGCTCACGGGTAGTCTTGCGGATCTCCTTCGGGAAGGCAACATCTATGCGGCGCTTGCCCTTGTGGGGGTCCACCGCAGTCCAGATCGCCTTACGGGCCTGAGCGGCCTCGGGGAGCATGTGCCAGTAGGTTCCAGGCTCCAGCATCGCAGCGCGCGCAGCCCAGTGCAGACTGATATCGTCCTTGCCGGCGCGGCGGTGCCACTCCAGGGCCAGTCGCCTCACCCCTCTCTCCAGCGCACCCCACGCCCCCATCTGGTAGTCACGGGGACGCCACCCATTGGCCGGGAGGATGATCTCGCTCACGGCTTGCCTTGATCGGTCAGGTTTAGGATCTTCACCATGAATGGCGTTCCATCCGGCCCACTGATCTCCTGCTTCTCACCCCACTTGCGGGGGTTCCACTTGGCCAACAGCTTCAGTCTGGTCTCGATCTGGAGCTTCCGGTGAGCCAGCATGTCGCCCTTCTTGGTCTCGGTGAGGATCAGGTTCCCCTCCTTGTCCAGCTCATGCTTCTCCTCAATGCCGACCAGCGGGGTGTCCGCAATCATCAGGCACTCGGCTGCCAACCACTCCTCTCCTTCCTCACGCGCATGCGCGATGGCGGCAGAAACGTGCGCGTTCTCCACAATCCATGCACGAATCGTGCGCGCCGAAGGCATCCCATCCTCTCGGCAAATCACGGCCAGAGGCTCACCAGCAGACAGCCTCTCGGAGATTCGCTCCAGAAGCTCGTCGCTATACAGACTGGGACGACCACCCTTGTTCTCGCTCACCTTACAGCTCCCATTACCCTGGCCTTTGTCCACTCCAACAGCCCGACCAGCTCGACAGTTCGGGTCGGCCGGCCGTAGCACCTATAGCTCAGCGCGCCCATTGGACAATCCATGATGACTACTGCCCGGTCCAGTTCTCCGAACTCCCCGGCCTCAATCCTGTCCGCCAGATCGCGAACTCGCGCAGCCAGGGATTGTTGGTCTACGCACAGGGAGTTATTGGGCAGGAGTTCCACGACGCTCACGCAGCTTGCTCCCTCTCATCAGTCAGTAGCTTCACGCCAATAGCTGCTTGGACCGCGAACAGGATGGGCACCAGAACTGGCGCCTCTCCACCCAGAGCCATGCCAATGGTGTAACCACACATCGCGGATGCCGAGAGTGCCAGGCCCCAGAAGCAGGACATGATCTCTTTGTGGAATTTCATGCCGCCTGCTCCTTCTCACACGCATCAGCCCTCATCCACCCGTAGGTGTGGGCCGCTGCTTCCAATTCAGGTTCGTTGGTCTTGGGTGCCGGGATGTCGGTCACGCTCTTGCCTGCCAGTCGGGCATTCCACCCAGCGTTGATGGCGAAGCTGAACCGGCTCTCGGTCTTGAAGTCGTGGAACCTGACCATCTCAGTACCCGTGCCAGCTCAGTGCTGCAAAGAACGCCAGGAGTACGACCAGCGCGACCCAGAAGGTTACCTTCACCCCTCGGCTCGGCTCATTGGGCGGATCCGGATGGAAGTTGCCGTGTTCATCGATGTGGCTCATGTCACTCCCCTGTCTTGCCGCAGCTCTCAGCCAGTTGGCGGGTTGCCAGTTGGCGGGTTGCCAGTAGCTCGGCCTGCAGCCACGCGGTCAAGGCATCTGCCCTGGCCCCGATTCCAATAATTCGTCCCGCAGACTCTGCTCGTAGCTGGTCGGTGCCATCCGATCCTTCGGGAGCTCCGGCAACGGCTTGGCCTTCGGCGGCGGGGCACACACGGTTCCGCCACTGCTCGCGCAGCCGCAGATTGCCAGCACGCAGGTCAGCGACCACAGTCTTTTCATGTTCAATGGCGCTCTCCCTACCAGCCTGGAACGATGACTCTGCCCGCGCTCGGGCCTCATAGAACTCTACCCTAGCCTGAGCCGCAGCGGTAGCCGCTTGTCCGGTCAGAAGGATCATCTTCTCCCGGTAGGACCGGAAGTCCTCCTGCTCAACCTGTAAGGAATGCTTAACAGTTGCCAGCCGGAGCGTCTGCACCCCCCATGCCGCGCTTACCGCTACCGCCAGCGCCAGAAAGGCCGCAGCCCTCCAGCCCCCGATGAGGCGAAGGACTGCGAGCCAGGTCATTGCGGCTTCTTCTGGCTGATGAACCGGGCGATCAGGCCGACGCCTGCGACGCCACGGATCGACCACTTGATGACGTCCGGCATGGCCTCGTCAGCGAGCATGCCCAGCGAGGTGGCGGCTTGGTACAGGTCCGGAGAGGCCACCAGCAGGGTCAAGGCCCAGGTGCTGTAGTGCTTCAGGGTCTGCCCGACAGGTGCGAGGCCCTGCGGCAGGAAGCTGGCCTTGTTCTCCTTCGGCGGCGGCTTGGTGATGATGGGCGTCGGGGAACTCATGTCACTTCCTCTTGGGCTGCGGCTGGCGCGGCTTGGCGTCAGCGACCTGACGCGGCTTCTTCGGCGGGGTGATGATCGGGGTCGGGCTTACCATGGGTCGCGTCCTTCTTTCGGTTCAGTTCTTTATCGATCTCCTCGGCGAACCGGGGAGCGAGCATGTACACGGCCTTGGAGTAGGCTTCGGATTGCTGAGCGATCATCTCCAGGCGCTGCTGGGTGCTGATGATCCAGGCCCCGCCAACGATGACCGCGCCCAGCGCGATGCCTACCGCCAGCCCATTCCAGATACTCCCTGCCCCTTCAATCCTCACTGTGTTCACGTTGTTGCCGCCGTGCTTCGATGACAACACCGTTTCTACTGTGTCTTTGAGACCTTGGATATCCTCCCTGACTTCACGAAGGTAACTCATTTACCCGTTCCCCTTGGCGTCAAGCCGGATCACCATGTCGCGGAGTTCGCCGACGATGGAGCGAATTGCCTCTACATCGCGCTTGATCTCGTTCAAGTCGTCCTTCTTGGGGAGGTCGCCGGCTACCTGCAGCTCCAGGCGGTGCACGTCCTCCTGCAGCTCGGCCAGCCGGCGGTCCCGCTCCTCGTTGCCCTTCTCGGCCTTGTTCGCGGCCCATTGGACCCGCCAGATACCCAGCGGAACGAGGACTGCGACCAGTAGCGGCCAGAACACTTCGAAGCTCATGACAGGAACTCCCTGCGCTCGTCGGCCCGGCGATTGCTCAGGCCCTTCATGACCTTGCCGTTGGCCTTGTTCCAGCGCAGGAACTGCTCGGCAGCGCCCTTGGCGTCCCCAGCGTTGAACAGCTTAACGAGGGTCGACCCACGGAAGGCGCTGATTCCGATGTTGTAGGCCAGGGAGGTCATGGCGCCAAGCTGGTTGGCCGTGGCCGGGCGCTTGATCGCAGCCTGGACGCCAATCATGAAGTTCTCCAAGTCACGCAGATGGCGGTCGTCGGCCTGTTTCTGGGTCCAGACAACCCCCTTGCGCACGTCCGGGCCAGTTGACCCCCATCCGATTGTCCACGGCGCGCCGCCAGTGGCAGGGTCAGGGTAGGCTTGGAGGTGGCACCCCTCCCACTTACGGGTCAGTCGGTCAGCGACGGACAGGGCCTCATTGGTCAGATCCACACTCACCTCCGCCCCATTGGCTGTAGATGGCAGGATGATACCGCATATCGAGGTGGATCAAAGTCCCGGCTTACGCCCTGCGTCGGCATCGGTCCGGGGAATGCTGCGGATAACTATGGGCAGGGTTCGCATCCTGCCCGCAGCACTCTTTGCTCACTTCAGCCCTGCTGGACCGTTCCGCCTTCCAGATGGGCGACGGCCCGGGCGATGTCGTAGGCCCCCTGCTCACTGGGAACCTCGCAGATCACAGTGGACCCCCCTGCCTGAGAGAGCTGCTGAACATCACATCCGTCTATGCACATCTCGTAGGAATACGGGTGGCAGTACCGCGTGACCACGTAGCGCACCACGGGGCGAATCCGGTACTCAGGCGGCGGGACGTTGTTCTGATCGTACATTTGAACCTCCAGACCCCTCGGGGTCACTTGCCACTGAGCGCCGTGGCCGCGATAGTTCTGGATGAGCCGGTGCTGATCTCCGGCTTTGCTCGTTTGCAAGACGTCTCTTGCACTAAGAAGCTGTTTCGCCGATCTGGCGCACGTGCGCATCAGCCTGCGCATTCCATCCATAGCGGTGAAGCCTGCCAGCCGTCGCTGGTTCGGATATGGGCTTTCGCCCGTCACCTCATATCAAGCCTCACCGCTATGGACCCCAAGTGGCCCCGACCTACTGGGGAGAGCAGGCCGGGGCCGAGGCAGGGGAGGCCTCTGGAACGATGCTACTCACGATCCGGGTGGTGCGCAACTACCGTGATCTCTAGGCGGGGATTCGCTTTGTCCACCCCCGCATTGGTGATGTGCAAACCAACAATCTGGCTGTCGTCCTCATAGATCCTGGCGTGACCCAGCGCGTCCAGCGGAGCCTTCAGGAGGTTGTCCAAGTCCCTCCTTCTCAGGTCTGGGAACCACGCCTCAATCGTCACAACCACCTTCTTGGCGCCGAACCTCTGGTGCCCAACCGTGCACAGCATGGCGGCAGTTCGGTATTTCCTCCCCGCATCCGACATCAGCATCCGGCCCCGGAAGGTCCGCCAGTACGAATTCACACTGGGTGGCCACGGCAGCGTAATCACGCCCCCTCCAAGTACCGCCGCTGGCGTTCCAGAAGCTCGTCGTCCGAGCCAAACTCCGCATGGAACGGCTTCGACCCTTCCGCCAGGCTCGGCCCGTACTGCTCGCGAAGCTGCGCGTGCGACATCCCGAACATCGGCCTGGCCATGTGGTGCCACTGGCATAGCCCGCACGTCAGGTCGTGCCGTTTCTTCCCCGCCGTGTGGTGCCACTGCACGTAGCCGCTACCGGTCATGTCGATGCCCCGCTGGATGCATGCCATGCACGGTCCGGCGTGGATCAAGGTGCGTCGCGCCAAGTCAGCCTTGGTCAGCGACTTCCCGCCGAACGTCACGGCGATACCTCCGGGCGAGCGGCTAGCATGCTTCGGTATCCGCGCACGTACGTACCGCTATCACCGCCCGGAAAGCCGTGATCCTTGCAGGCCGCCATAACCATATTCCGAGTCGGCTCCAATGGCACCAGCACGAACCCCTCGGGCGGCGTGAGGGCGGCGATTATGGCTATGAATTCTGCAGTTCGGTCAAAGAGGCCAGCTAGGGCCATTCGCGCATAATCTTCGCGTTGCCTCTTGGCATAGGCGTCGGCCAGCAGCTCCCGCGCTTTGCGTTCGATGTCTTTCACGGCTTCACCTTCTCCGCCTTCTGGCAGTCCATGCACACCTCCGCGAAGTAGATGGACTCGCCCTGTTGCTGGCGGACCAGCCGAACGGTGTTGTGCGGGCAGCGCCAGCGACGCAGTGCGTCACCGATCAGGACTACCCCCAGGGCGACGACCGTCAGTGCGGCCATTCCGAAAGCTGCGTGGATCGGGTTCATGTTGGTTCTCCGGTTGGGAGTGGGGGTAAACCTGGGTAGCAGTCCATGTAGGCGCCGATGACTTCCGCGGCGACCTGCGGGACGATCGCGTTGCCGAAGGCTTTCAGCGCACCGGTGCGGGAGTACCAGTGGAACGCTTCCGGGTCTTGGGTGTCAGGTTCGAAGCCGGGGCGCAGAGCAGCCACTCGACCGGAAAGCCCATGAGCCAGCAGGGGAATGCTGGGTTCAATCCGACGCCCTTTGTCGTCGTGTCCCTGGACCCGAATGGAGGAAGCCCAACTGCTAGCCCGATGGCCTGCGACAGCGGGATTCCGGTGTCCTGCGGACGCGGTGGCATGCAGCCGCGGCGCGAGTCCGCGGCCGTCGGAGTTGGCCATAGACGATGGTTCTGCTGCAGCCAGAACACCTGCCTCGGCAGCAAGTCCAGCCTGCTTGCTCCATCCTTCCGCGGCGCGAATGACATGCCCAGCGAGTCCTTGTGATCCCGTGTCGTTGGGGTGGGCCATAACCCAGAGGCGATCCCTTCGGTGCGGGGCATCGACGGCACAAGCTGGGACAACGATCGCCCTGCCGGGGTATCCAATTCCCTCCAGGTCAGAGAGCACTCCGTCGATCCAATCGCGGCCAACCGCTGCCGCAACCTGCTCTCCCACGAAGACAGCGGGCCTTCTGGCACGGATGAGCCGGAACTGGTGTGGCCACAGATGCCGATCGTCATCCTGGGCTTTGCCTTGACCCGCGAGCGAGAACGGCTGGCACGGGCACGAGCCCGTCCAGAGCTCGCGATCATCTGGCCACCCAGCAAGTCGTGCTGCGAGGGGCCATCCGCCGATGCCTGCGAAGAAGTGGCACTGCGTGTATCCGGCGAGGTCGGAGGGTTGAACATCGGTAATGCTCCTGGTGTCAACGTGGCCAGGCGGGATCAGCCCAGCATCAATGAGGTTTTGAATCCAGCTCGCTGCGTAGGGTTCCCACTCGCTGTAGTAGTTCATTCCACCCCCGCCCCTGCATCGCGCCGGCTGTCGATCATGACTCGCGCCTCGATCAGGTCCACGTCCATACGCTCCATCACGTCCACCGGGTCGCACGTGCCGCCCAAGTCGATGATGCGGTCTCGGCCCGATTCCAGCAGCCGCACGTATGCCTGATACAGGCGTCGCAGCGGACCCAAGTCGATGCCCTGCGCCCCCACCCACCCCACAAACCCCAGGTTGTCTACCAAGCCGCGCTGGCCGGTGGCCGGATTGAAGATCGCCACGCCGTTGGTGACGTAGCCCTGTGCGGCCAGATCATCCAGCTTGCGGGTGGCGATGGGGCCCAGGTCGATGCCCTGCGCCCGGTCGCGGCGGTGGAATCCTTCGGAGCTGGCGCCGGCCCATGCCGCAAAGCGCTTTGCCTCCGCGATCTGCTGATCGGTCATCCGGTCGTGTTGGCCCATCCCAAGAGCGAACCGTAGCGGCTGGCCAACAGGGCTGCTGCCGCCTTGGTGGTGCCACAGCACCCATGCGATGGCTGCGCGCGCCGTGTCGGTGAAGTCGGGAGACATTTCCACCGGCTGGCGGGCGGCGAGGGCGGCCATCCCAGCCAGCAGCGCCGCCTTGAAAGGCCGTGAGGTAGAGGACCAGTGGGTGGCTGCTTCGAGCGCCTTAATATGCTCGCCCGTATCACCCTCCACCTCCCCACCCTGCTGATTGCCAGTTCCGTCACAGCGCGGGCAATCCACGCCGTGGTCCAGTTCGTCGGAGAACACTTCACCGATCCCTGCGCAAGCATCGCACCGGGCCCGCTCATCCCCGCCCAACTCTCCGGAATTTCCGGATACCTCGTTCAGGGCTGCGGGCTGGGGGTGGGCGTAGACCGGCACAAGTACTTCGTCATCCGCCACCTGTAGCGAACCCGGCTTTGAAGACATACATGCGACCGTATTTCCGTTCCGCTGGATCAACCAGGCCACCGGCACCGCATCATTAATCTTGGTGTTCATTGCTCTTCTCCATTGCGGCGCGGGCACGCTCTGCCATTTCAATCGCAAGATCTTTCCATGCCCTCTCGCCGTAGCCATCCATGTCGTAGTGGTTTGCTATGGCGTCAAGGGCGTCCTTATACCCCTCAACCTCGGCGCTCTTCGCAGCCAGGGCGGAGCGGAGCGTGTCGATTTCAGACTCAGCTTCCATCAGCTCGCCATAGGCCCACGTCAGACCATCGCAAAGACTTCCCTCCGTACCCGGATCTCGCCCTGCTGCAATCCTCTCCGACTGCAACTGCTCAATCAGGTCACAGGCGTGGTTGTATGCGTCGGCTCCATTTTGCACATAGGTCGCATCGCACAACCGCTCCAGCTCATGCACCTTACTAGTCAACTCCGCAACCACCTGTTCGTGGTCGGTGAACCGCACGTAGTCGCCGTCATCGCGCTTAAAGACATTGCAATCCCGTGAATCCTGAGATTCAACATCCCACCGCGCCACAGCCTTTGTATCAGTAGTCATTTCTAGGCCCCTGCCTGTTGTGTAGCTACGTTATACACCCATCTTGCCAAAATGCAAAGGGTTTTTCTACACCGTTACAGGCCGGATTCGTGAGAGTCCCATTTCACGCCCTGATCGACTCCCCACGCATAGATGAACTCGATCAGCTCCGCACACGCCCTCTTGCCGAGATTGCTGGTGCGGACAGGGACCAGCTCCACGCCGTTCCCGTCCAGTGCCGGAAGGATGGTCAGGGCTTTCCCCTCCGCGCGGCACCAGGCGCTAACCAGCAGCCTCTTCCACGTCTCGACGTCTCGCTTGGCCCCAGCCCATTCAACCTTTCTGGCCAGCTCACTGATGAGGGCATGAAGCAGTGCGTTCTCCGGCAGAGTGCGCTTCGGCTCATCCACCGTGACACGGACCGGACCGGACTGAACCCGCTCCTGTATCTCGGCTACCAAGCGTCCCACAACGTCGCGCCATGCTGGGTGTAGCTTGTCAATTGCGAATACCCGCTTGCTCATTTCCCCTCCCTCCTCATCCGTTCGTCCGTCGCTCGCCAGCCCTCTTTCCACGCCCTGCGGTACGGCTCGCCCTGCTCACCAATCGCATATGTCGGACAGGTGTCGATGCCTCGGCCGTTCTCCCTCGCCCAGCCGCCCGCTATGCGCGCCTGCTCAATGTCCATGTCGCCGCTCCAGCCCAATGCGGACCCTGGCAAGGATCACCGCCTTGAACGCCGTCCCTCGCTGGCAGCGGTATCGCCTGCGGATATCATCGACCAGCCGACGCGTGCGAAGTCGCATCAGGTCCTCGCACAACTCACCGCTGATCCGTTCTGCCATGCTGGTTGAGGTTCGGCGCTCGCGGGTCACGGCGACACCTCCGGGCGAGCGGCAAGCATGCTTAGGTATCCTCGTGAGTATGCTCGGCCATCTCCACCAGGGTAACCGTGATCCTTGCAGGCCCTGATAACCATTTCCCGCGTCGGTTGCAATGGCACCAGCACGAATCCATCAGGAGGCGTTATCGCGACCGCAATCGCGCGTAGGGCCGCAAGCTGAAGGCGCATCCCATACGCAGACTCGCCGCTCCTGATGGATGTTGCTGCCAGATGATTTCCATCCCTATCAAGCTCAGCCGCCAGCAGCTCTCGCGCCCTCTTCTCGATGTCGTCCATCACTCATCCCTCCCGGCGAGGTCGGCATCATTCAGTCGCTTACACTGCTTTTCAGCCTTGTCCCAGCCATTGTTCTTCAAGATGTCCCACCGAGTTACAGTCCGGCGCTCTAACGTATCGTTCACATAAGCGAACCGACTGCCCGATTCCTTTAGCACTACGTAACGAGGCATGACCCTGGCCTTACCTGCCGTCGTGCTTGTGTCGATGGGTTCTAGGTTCATTTGGATTCTCCTTTTACTCGGGCGAGGGCTGCGCGGACGCGCAGAAGGAATGGATGTTTCGCCGCTTGTGTAAAACCCTTATCCACATCGCCTGCTGCCAGCATCAGTTCGGCGACTGCGGCGCGAGCCTTTTCAAGTTCATGCGCCGTCGTGGCCCTGCGGTCGTGAAGTAGGTAGTTCCCCGCGTCATCCATAGCCCGAAGAACATCCACCGGCCCGCTCATTCCAGAACCTCGCGGTAGCGCACCTGCTTTGCTTTTCCGAGATGGCTTTGGCGAGCCTCCTCAATAGAATCGAAAGCGCCGAACTCAACGCCGTTGGGAAATCGATTTCGCCAAATCTCCCTAGGCTCGGGCTTGATGCGGTAGTGGATAGGATGGATATCCGGATTAATATCCTCAACGTCATACCAGCCGCCGTTAGTCCTCGTGAGCTGAATCACTTTCCCGTCAGCCAACGCCTGCACCAAGGGCAGGTAGTCCTTTGCGTTTTCGCGGTTCATCCTTCGATCTCCTGACAATCGCTGATGTCAAATGACTTCTGACCTCCATCCCAGCACAGCACCAGAGTCAGATTCGAACTGTAGTAGCCGTTGTTCGATCCGTAACCCGGCACCGGAATGGGCTGGCCGTTGACCGGAAGAAGGCGGATACCGAAATCCTCAACGCGCTCAAAGAAATCCCCATCAAGGTCGAATTCAAGGCCAGCGAAGTCGTTTAACCCTAGGTCCTTGAAGCTCAGATAGTGATTCTCACAGCAGTCCTGCTCGTGGTCCGAATACAGCGTTTGACCTGTATCAAAGTGCACGATGTCGTCTTCAACCTTAATTACCTTGCTCATAGCTTCAACTCCTTTGCTAGTTGTTGCCTGCAGCCTGATTGGCCTCGGCTATCATGTGGTCCCGCTCGTCGTCAGTGATCGCGCCGTAGTGGTGCTGCTGACGGATGTACGCAATCTTTTCTGCAAGGCGCTCACTGCTGCCATCAGGAGCCGCGATGGCCACACGGGGCTGCGGAAGCTCACCGCCAGTCATCACGAACTCGCGCGCTGCCTCGTATGCGGATTTCAGCATGCGCTCTGCAGACTTCGCATCCGCTTGCCAGTAGTTGAACCCATCCACGCCCTGCCACACCAAGATCGCGAACGGCGTACGGACCTCCGTCTGTCGCCCATTGGCGTTGATCTCAGATCGGACGGTCTCGAAACTCGGGATGCCCAGGCACATGGCTCGGAACTGAGGGAGCGTCGGAGGCCACGGATCGGCGCTGGACACGCACGACTTCAACCCATGGCCCAACTGCTGCCGGCTCATGCCCGCCAACCCACCCGACCACGTGTCGCCAGCCATCGAGCCAGGATCTTCACCGTACGCCGAAGTCCAACGGTGGCCGTAGATCGCCGTCATCCTCTCCCACAGGGTGCTGGTTGCCGAGGCGGAGAGCCTGCCCGTCGATGAACTGATCCCGCTGCTGGTATCGCTGGCTTGCGGCTTGGACACGCTCGACCGCTGATCTTGGTTGCTGTTTCCCATTTCCATTCCCTCCACGGTTTTCGGTTGCCTTGCGAATCCAGTTACGCCACGTCGCCTGCCAGTCAGCTTTTCGTCCCTTGGCGCCAGCCACGCTGTGCCAGTAATCACGGAAGCTGTCGGCTTCCCGGCGAGCATTGAACCCCGGGAACTCGGTGGCTGCCCAGCTCAACCACTCGCCCGGCACCGTCCAATCGGTAGGCAGTCGGGAGCCGGTAGGCGACGAAGGCTTTTCAGCTTTTGCTTTTGGTTGGGCAGGTGCAGGTGCAGGTGCAGGTGGGCATTGCCCTTGGGCATTGCTTGGTGATGCTAGTAGCATGCTACTAGCATGCTTGTTCCATCGAGCATCCGCGCCACGCTTACCTCTCTCGATTCGCGCACCCTTCCCAGCGGCATACGGGTTGTGCTCTTCCCAGTCGTGAATAGAGCGATCGAACTCGTCTCCGTCCATGAAGCCGACATCAATCAAGGTAGCCACGAAGCGCCCTGGCTCACCCTCCCAGTCCGACTCTTCTTCAAGATCGATATCCGAAAGCCCAGACAGGTCACCCGTCCACCGCTCTTCGCCAACCCACATGAACAGGCAGACTAAAGACCAGCAGCCATCGGCGCCGAGAATTCTTTTGAGTCGCTTCGTTTTCCGGTGTCGCCGGAGGCCCACAGAGAGCCGAACATCATCAGTCATGATTTACCCGTCCTGCTGCCCGTCGTAGATGGCCCCAAACCGGACGGGTTCGGCCTGTCCCCCGGTAGCTACTCCGAGGTAAGGGGCAACGTGATTATTGCAAAACCGCAAGCCGTGTCAAGGGGTTTCCTCACACGCCTCAATGACGGCTCCAACCAGGCAGAAGTGGAAAATTGCCCAGATGATTGCAGCGACGGACCGGCCGAAAACCGACCAGCACAGCGGGTCCAGATCGCCCGCTATGAATGCCCCGAGGAGATACAGGACAAGCGTGAATGCGATGGAGATGAGGATTCCAGAGGAGATGTAGCGCATCACCCCGCCCTCCATTCAGTAACGAAACTCATGTGGGAGTGCGCAGCTTCGGACTGAGCTATCCCGACCTTCTGGATGTAGCCCTTCTTCGCGGCCTCCCGCATGGCGTGGCCCCAGCTTCTCAGATGAGGCGGGGTCGGGACGCACGAGCCAATGACGCTGTTTCGGACCCGCTCGGCAGTAAACGTCTCGCCCCGGGCGCGCACGCACCTGGCGTAGGTCCGGATCGCCTCCACGGCCTTGTCCGTCCAGCCAAGGTGGATCTCCTCGGCGTGCTGGACTGCTTGGGCGATTCCTGCGTCTCGGGCTGCTACGGATTGCTTACTGGCCATTGGCCTGCCTCCAACTCGTCAAGCAGATTATTTGCATGTGCAACCGCGATTTCAGCAGCGCGCTCAGGATTCTCGCGATACCAGTCTTCATTCAGGAGTGACTGAAGCGCCATGGCGGCGAACAACTCGCGTTTGGTGAGTTGGGCCACCGGGTAATTCCCGTTCATTCGTCTTCTCCTTGTTCGCAGACGCCGTAGTTCGTCTCGTCGGCGTCGATGGGGTCGATGGGTGTCAGCAGGGATGGCTTTGCGGTTTCAGCTTGGAGAAAGATGACCCCGCGAAAGAACCGAGTGCGGATAAGGGGCTGATCGCACAGTGGCTCCGGCTTCGGGATGCTCTGCAGGGCCTGGCCGAAGAGGCGGTCCAACTCGGAACCGGGCGTCACGGGCGGCGCTCCTTCGATTCGGTCCAGTGGGTCAGCACGGCGTGGCGCCCTTGATTTGGCGCCCAAATGCCGCGCTGATCGTCGACGGAGGGTTCGACTTCGAACACGCGCCATTCCCCATCGCGGTCGCGTGCCATGAAGTTCGCCCACTCCGGCGCGTCCTTCCAATCCGGCTTCACTTCCCACCTCCCTTGACGCGCTCGCCGCGCTTGGCGCCGCCCAGGATCTGGCCAACGCGTTGATAGGTAAGGCCAACCTCTTCGGCGATTTCAAGCTGGCTCTTGCCGTTTTCACGCAACCTCGTGATCTTCGCATCCCGCCTTGCTCGTGCCGCCTTGGCATTTCGGGACCGGCGCTCACTGGCCTTCACAAGTTCCTGTCGTGCGTTCTTCTTGGTTGCCACTGGGTATCCCCTCTGCTTGGTGTGGGTACAGCCTAGACCATCGTTTTGGAGAATGCAAATCTTTTTTGCCCAAACGCTTGACATTGGATTTCGCCTGTGCAGAATAGGCATCACCAGCCACGGCCAACCCAAGAGAGACGACATGAACACCAAGTGGACCCCCGTCACCGCGACCGATCCGAAGCCGGATGACTCGCTGATCGACCTCATCTTCACCCCGCAGGAATACGACTTGGTGATGCTGACCAAGCTCGACGTGATGGCGATGAAGATCGCCAACCGTCAGTTCACTGAGGGCCTGGTGGTCACCCACCTTCAGCCTTCCGATTTGACTGAACAGGAGCGCGCTGCGTTCGGGATTGGTGAGGTATGAGCGCTTCCGCTCCTAATGTTATGCATGAGGCCGAGCTTGCCTTGATGGACTTCAACCTGTCGGTGACGTGGGACAAGTTGAGGAAAGCTAGGGCAGCAGTCGAAGAGCTGGTGGCAGCACTCGACCATCACTATATGGTCACTTCCGAGTGCTGCCACCCCGAAGAATTCCGAGAGGCATGCCAAAGGGTTCAGGCGGCCATCAACGCAGTCAAGGGGAAATCCGCATGACCGCCCACGACACCTGGAAAACCGACGCCCCCGAGCCGCTGGACCTCGCAGTGGTGGAGGGTGCCATTGACACCGTAGCTCAGTGGTACGTGGACAAGGGTGAGCTGACTGAACTGCTCGCCGTCCTGTACTTCGGGTTCGGGTCGATCCACGAAGCCATGTTCCAGCTCCGTCTTCCCGAGCCGCTGAACCGAGACTTCGCCGAGATCGAGCGCAAGCTTCGCGCGATGAAGAGTCTCATTGATGAAGAAGTTGTTAAGCAGTCCGCCTATCAGGAGAAGGACGATGAGTAAGCTCGACCGCCTCGCGATGTACTGCTGCTTCCTGCTCGTGTTCGTCCCGGTGGCTGGCCTGCTGTTCTTCGCCTTCGCGCCGGACTCGCACGTGAACCACGTCCTGGCCTATGTTGATTGCGGGAGGAAGTGATGCGTATTAATTTTGAAGTAGTGAAGGTTGTCGGAACTCGGACACTGGTTTGCGAGGGCGGCTGTGGCCGTCGTGCTGCTCGTCGCAAGACTTTTGAATGCACCATCAACCCATTCAATAGAAATAAGGATGGGACGATCAAGAGCCGTGAAGAAGTGCGCGCCCAGGCGCAGGCCGAGGCGAATAAGTGGAGGCCTGCGCCTTACACCTGCACCGCCTGCGGAGGTCATGCATGAAAATCGAAATCATCGAACACGTGAAGCGCGGGAACTGGCCGCTGCCGACTCCGACCAACGACGACAGGCTGCGGGCGTTCCGGCTGAAGCTGGCATCTCGCGCTGTCGTGGTGCCAAATGTGTACTTCCACAAGCGTCTGAATAAGGGAAACTAAATGACCAGTAAACACACGCCGGGGCCGTGGGTGGTTCACCAGCGACCGAGAGAGCCGTACGAACACGGCCACCACGTGACGACTGAGGATGGCCTGACGATCTGCAGCGTGACCTATCAGTTGCCGTCGAGGACCCCGATGGGAGTCGAGGAGACAAAGCGCATCGCCAACGCCCGCCTGATCGCCGCCGCGCCGGACCTGCTGGAGGCGCTGTCTGGCTGCGTCGAGCACATGGAACATTCGACGCCGCAGGGTCAAGCCGCCTACGAAGCCGCCCGCACCGCAATCGCTAAGGCAACCGGTCAGTGACATGCGCAGCGATAACAACCAACTCAGCCTGACGCGGGACGGCGAGATGGTAGATCCGCAGCTTGCTGAGTCCTACCGCAAGCTGGCCCAATGGGCGTTGACCGTTGGGAATACCGCGCACTTCACCGCGAAAGAACGACACGACTACTACCTGGCCGAAGCGGCTAAATACGAACCCAACCACAAGCTGGCCGCTGTGCTGGCAAAGGAAACTACATGAGCATCCAAGGCTGGTACTACCTACATACCAATGGCGATCTGATTTTCAAGCCGCATCCGGAGGCCGCTGTTGATATTCGGGACTCGGACTTCGCCCGTCACCTTTGGCCGATGGACCCTGACGACCGCGAGGGGGCGTGGAAGATCCTCGTGGAAGCACATGCCCTTGGCGCCAATCATGCGCGGGTCGATGAACTGGCGGCGAAGTGGGGGTGCAATAACGCGGACGCGGACAACTACGCCGGACGCCTGGGCGTGACTATCCAGCGCGATGGCGATGCGTGGTGCGCCACCGGGCCTGGCTTCCAAGACATCCAATCTTCTCCGGTCGGATTCGGCGGAACCAAGCTGGAAGCGATGGCCAACTTGGCGCGCGCACTCGGCATGTCTTCCGGGAAAATGTGGGCGCCGACCTTCCGTGATCTTCTGAAAAAGGCAGCATGAGTATGACCACCGAGATCACAACCACCGGACAGGAATCGGCCAGCATGCTTGCCTTGATCGCCAAGGCTGCATCTGACCCTGCGGTGGACATCGAGAAGCTGGAGCGCCTGATGGCGATGAAGGAGCGGATGGACGACAAGGCGGCGGAAGCGGAGTTCAACGCCGCACTGTCCCGTATTCAGTCCAAGATGGGGCGGATCTCCGCCGATGCTGTCAACAATCAGACCCGCAGCGCCTATGCCACCTACGGGAAGCTGGATGCCGCGCTGCGTCCGGTCTACACCAGTGAGGGCCTTTCCCTGTCATTCGGCACGGAGGAGGCCGGAGAGGGCAACGTTGGCATGATCTGCTACGTCTCTCACCAAGCGGGCCACACGCGCATCTATCGGGCCGTGGTGCCGTCTGATGGAAAGGGGGCCAAGGGTAATGACGTGATGACCAAGACCCACGCGTTCGGGTCCGGCACGGCCTACGGCATGCGCTACCTGTTGAAGATGATTTTCAACGTAGCTATCGGCGAAGAGGGCGATGACGGCCAGCGCGCTGGTGGCGACGCGATCCCGGCCCAGGATCAGGGCTGGATCGAGAAGGTCGCTAAGGTTCGCGACTACCCGTCCTATCAGGCGATGAAGGCCGAGATGGTCAAGGACTACGGCGGCAAGCCGGACAACATTCCTAAGGTCGTCCGCAATGCATTCAACGTGGCCGCTGCTGAAACCAAGCCGAAGGACATGTGATGCCGACTTACCACCACGACATCATCCAAGGTTCGCCTGAATGGGACGCCATCCGTGCGGGCAAGTGGTCCGCCTCTCGGGCCGGGACCATCATGGGAGGGCTGGAAACCAAGGGCCTCTCCGACCTCATCATGGATGTAGCCTGGGGGCGCGTGCATGGACCCATCGAACACGCCAGCTACAAGTCCGCCGCGATGGAGCGGGGTAACGCTTTGGAGCCTGACACGCGCGAGCGGTATGCCTTCCTGACCGACCATGTGGTTCAGGAGTGCGGGTTCGTGGAACACTCGACCCTCCCTCACGTGGGCTGGTCACCGGATGGGATCGTGGGGACGCGCCACGCCATCGAGGCAAAGAACCCGCTACACAAGGCGTACATGGAGGTTCTACACACCGGTCGAATCCCGGCAGAGTACCGCTGGCAGACCAAGTGGGGCATGTGGGTTGGCGAGCTGGATACGATGGACTTCCTTTGCGATCACCCGAAGGCGAAGCTCATCATCATCCCGTGCGAGGTCAGCGATTCCGAAAAATGCCAGATGGCTGACCGTGTGGCTGTACTCGAAAAACAGGTGCAGACGTGGGTTGATCGTCTGCAGAACGTCTAACAGGAGAACTTGATGTCTATCGAAAACCACGTTTCGCTTACTGGCAACATCGGGAATGACCCGGATGCTCGCTTCACCGGCAGCGGCACGGCCATCACCAAGGTGAGCCTTGCCACCACCAACAAGCGCAAGGACAAGGACGGGAACGTCAAAGAGGAGGTGTCCTGGCACCGCGTGACCTTCTTCGGGCGACTCGCGGAAGTGGCTGGCGAGTACCTGAGGAAGGGGTCGAAGGTTCAGGTGGTCGGGTCCATCCGCTACGGTCAGTACGAGAAAGATGGGGTCACGCACTACTCGACCGACATCATCGCTGACCACATGATGATGCTCAGCCCGAAGCAAGAAGGCAGCGAGCGCCAGAAACCCGAGCGCCCACAACAGCCCCAGCGGCAGGCACCGCCGATGGATGATTTCCAAGACGACCCGTTGAACTGGTGATCCCCATGACCCGCGACCAATGGCTGGCAAAGGCAGCCCAGCAACTCATCAACCACGGCGGCATGGAGGTCGGTGAAGCAGCCGCCTATGCCGAGGAAATGCTGACCTGCCAACGGGCAGACAACGGGCGAAACCCCGCTGACTGGGATGACCCTGGCGCTGCGGCGGATGAAGAAATCCGCATCTGGAGCGAGTGATGGCCTACAAAGCATGTACCAAGTGTGCCGAGGTCAAGCCCTTCACTCACTTCACGATCAACGGGAATCGGCGACGTGCCGAATGCAGGGAGTGCGAACGGGAGCGCGCGAAGCTGAAGAAGCGCGAATGCCGCGAGAAGGTTCGGGCCGAGCGCGAACAGGAGGCACCTCCAGCGCCATGCCTTCTCGCCAGTGCGTTCAACAGGTGGGGAGGGGTGCGAACACAGATCCACGCGTGGTGAATGAGGGCCGGGATTACCGGCCCTCTCTCTTATCGAACGAGGTAGCTACCGCTGATGGCCAATGCGCTGAAGTTGCCGAAGTCAGCATCAGTGGTGGACGCCGAAGCACCCGCCGCAAACTTACTGATCTCGATGCTGGTGGTGTTCGGCACAATCCGCGCCTGGACGTGCGACACACCCGCAGCCAGCTGGTCGGCGTGCACGGAGACGGCTTGGAACAGATTGGCGACGTTCAGCGCAGTCACCGGAAGCCCCGTCACCGTCGTTGCTCCTGTGGAGCTACCCTTGGCCGTCAGGGATACGTAGATGGTGAAGTGGACCAAGTTGCCGTGACGGACCCAGTTGCCTTTCCGGTTCCCGTAGGTCATACCGGTACCGGCGCCGCCGAACAGGAGTGCAGGGGTGATCGTTCCGGACGGCGCGGCCAGATCATCAAGCCGGATTGACCCTTGGCCCCAGTCGGCATTGGAGCCGGTGGAGTAGAAGTTCTTGCCGAGGATCAGGTTCTTGGCCCAGAAGATGTCGTTGACGGTAGCTACACCGAACCGGACGTTCATCACCTCGCCGTAGTAGACACCGACGCCACCCGTGTTGCAGTAGATGTGGTAGTCCAGCGCCGGATCGCCCGGCTTGGCGCCAAACATGGATCCGGCATCGATGCTCAGCCCGAGGATTTCCGGGGTGTCGCAGAAGAAGTGAGCTTTCTGCAGTCCGCCGGAACCGCCGACGCTGATGCCCGAGGCATTCTCTTCGCAATAGCAGCTGATGAACTTCCACGACTGCGGGCCGGAGATCGTGCCGGTGAGGCGAATACCGTTCAAGATGTTGTGTTCGAACGTGCAGCCCACGAACGTCCAGCCCACGGTGGGGAATCCGGCGAACGTGTGGCTCAGCAGCAGCCCGTGCATGGCCGACGCACCGAAACGGCAGTTCAACCACAACTGCTGGGCGGCGTTGTCGTAGGCGTCGATGGTGAGCCCGTTCTGGATCGCGCCGGACATGTTGATGTCCTTCCACGTGTTCCAGATCGTGCGGCCACGGATGAAGATGTTGTGCCGCATATTGAAGACGTAGACGTTCTCAAACGTCAGGAACGACGATCCGGTTACGGCGGTGGGGCTGTTGATAAAGATTCCATCGGCAGAGGTGTAGACGGGCTTGCTGCGATTCTGGATCAGAACGCCCTTCAGGCCGCAGTACTGGACATCGCCGGCCGTGCAGTCGATCTCAAATACCGCCTGGTTCCCCACGTTGAACAGCTTGGTCGCCCACTGACCCTGGCCCTCCACCATGATGTTGGAGTAGGGGACGCGGATTCGGCCCATGTACTTGCCTCGGCCAAGCTTCAGCGTCCCGCCCCCAATGCTGTTGAGGTAGGTGATCGCCGCTGCGAATGCCGTGGTGTTGTCCGTGCCGGTGCTGGTGCCCTCGTTGAAGTCGGCCACCGCGCCGAAGTCAGACGCCCACACCTCGTTGCGCAGACGCTCACGCACCGACTGCGGAATAGCCCCCGTCCCCGCCTGGAGGTAGGAGAGCTTGTCCGACTGAATGCCGGCGATGGGTGACACCTTGTTATCGGTCACCGCGCCATCAGCCAGCGTCGCGATCTCGGGCGGGACCGCATTTTCCAGCGCGGTGCCGGAGGAGTTCCAGCGAAGGAGGTTGAGCGGCACGACGCCGGGAAGTTCAGTGCTGACCCCCATGGATTGCGGCGGAAGCGTGACAGCGCGCTGGGTGATCTCGCCCTGCTGCTGGACGATCATCGTCAACTTATCCAGGCCGCGCTCATGGGACTCTGCCGGGAACGGGTCGTTGGCGATGTAGTCGATTTCCTGGGTCACCGGGACGTTGCGCAGGATCGAGATGCGCTCCTGCAAGGCCGGCGTCGGAGTCACGCCAGCCACCGGAACGTTGGTAGTGACCGTACCGCCGTTGGGCTGCCCCGCTCCGGTCACGGTGTATCCGGTCGAGCCGCCACCGTTCAGGACCAGCGTGGTGGTCACGCCCGTTGCGATCACGGTACGGATCACCTTCAGCTGGTTGCTTTCAAGGAATCGGAACGTGACCGGGAACGACGTGCTTACCCCGTTCCCGTTGTAGTCGTTGCGGCTCACCTGGCTGGTAACGGTCATGGCAGATTCCTAGTTGACGATTTGAGACGGGGGGGCAATGAACTGCTGGCCGGAACGCTTCTCCATCTCCGATTCCATCCGAGACAGGCTGCCGGGGTTCATCCACTCCTGCAGATGATAGAACACCCCGTAATCGAGCATCATGCGGGTATAGAACAGGTTGAGGAACGGGGTGTTGCCCTGGACAAACCGGACGGTCGCGGCGCCCGCATCATCACCCTGGGCCACGCGTGACGCTATGCCGGCGATGCCCTGGGATCCGAGGATGTCCGAGGCAGTCGGGCCGAACAGCTGCAGCCCGGCATCACCGAAGCGGCGGTCTAGAACCTGGGAGAACAGCACGTCCCCATACAGGCCCGCACCACCACCCTGCTGGAACGAGGCCACCCACGTCTTCCAGTCGGTCGGATCACGCGGAACCTTGCCCTTTGCCAGATCCTTCAGCACCGTGGAGGCGTACCCGAACAGGGTCGTCATGGCGATCATCTGGGCGACGCCCCACATACCCCCCTGCTTGAACTCTCGGCCGATCACACGCTGGCTGAAGGCCACCGGGAAGCTCTTGAACTGGGCAATGAATCGAACCGCCTCGCCCAGGCCAGTCCCCTTGGCCGTGCCCTGCTTCATCAAGCCGCGCGTGGCCGCGTCCGGCATGAGGACCATGTAGCCATTCTGGTCGGAGAAGTAGGCCCGGAACTGGCGCTTTACCTCTGAACGGAGATTTCGAAGCCGGGCCGGAGTCGGCTCCTGATCGCGGGCACGGAGGTAGGCGGCGAAGGGTTCGTCCGGCAGATCGTCCAACGCAGCCGGAGCGGCGAACCGGGAGCCGTCCACCTCGGGCGCGTCCGTTGCTCGGAAAATGTCCCACTTCCCCTCATCGATCCCGTACAGCTTCATCGTGTCCCCAGCCATGCCGAGGTCATCGAACTTGGACCCCATGTTGCGGGCGATGTTGGCCGAAAGCAGTTCCGCCGACGCCTCGCGCATCGCGTCCGTCCATCGGTTCTGGAGGTTCAGGGTGTAGAACTTGTGCTGCAGGCGGCCCAGCGTGCCCGCCACGCCATCGTCAGGACTGAACCGGTTGGCCACCATCTTCCCGGCCAGGGAGTCCATCACCACGCCAAGATCGGCCAGCAGCCCGATCCGCTCCGGAGACGGCGTACCACTGAACAGGCGACCAAGGCCGGTGCCAATGGCCTCCAGTGCGTTGATGCCGTTGTACTTGGCCGACAGCCCCATGACGCCAAGGTCGGACACAGAGGACAGTGTGGCGCCACCGAGGGATGCCATGCTCTGCACCGCGCGAACACTGGCGCTCACCGTGGCCAGCATGTCATTCCCTGGGATGTCCAGGCTACCGTCCAGCTCGGACAAGTAGAGGCGCTTCATGGACTTGGCGTCGTTGTCGAACTTTTGGATGGCCTTGCCGTCCTTACCCTCTCGGCGCATGCGCTCGCGGGTATCGGAAACGACCTTATCGAAGGTCATTTCGTAGTTCGGACCGAGCGTATTCATCAACGCAGTAGATTTGGCCTGACGCCGCAATCCGTTTGTGACGGCCTCGTGAAGGTTCCCGGCGCCGAACTCACGGTTGTAGACCGCCCAGCTGTCGGCGTCCTTGAAGTGAATCACGCGCTCATGGGACAGCTTTTTCCCCACCGACTGAAGACCCTTGCGGCTGGCCACCTGGGTGCCCTCCGGCTTCAGGTGGACGCCCGTGGACAGGCCATCCCAGATCCCCTGCAGGATGCCCGGCATTTCGGAGATGTCCACCTCCATTTCCTCCGCCATACGGGGGAGATCGAAGGTTTCATCGGCCACCCTCAGCCAGTCACTGGACGACTTGGACAGGCGAACGCGGTCATGGAAGGTGCTGGTGATGTACCCCTTGGCTTTGCCAACCCAGGCCCCGGCATCGTTGGCCTGCAGGCGTGCATACTCCTGCCACTTGCTGATGGCCTTGGCGATGCCTACTGCCTGATCGGGGAGATTGTCGGTCGCCAGATCGCTACTCAGATTGAACAGGGCCCGGGCAATGTCGTCATCCATCGCGCCGCTGGTGTAGATGTCCAGACCACCCTCCACCTTGGAAATATCGGCGATCAGCCCCCCAAGGTAGAAGTCCTCGGCGACCTTCTGGTCAGCGCCGATGCTGGACCGGGCGCCTTGGCGCTTGTCCTGTGTTCCCACCAGAATGGCCTTCAGGCCGTCACCGGGGCGGTCATCCCACGTGGATTTGATGTAGTCCGTAGACTCCAGGGCCCGAGCAGCATTAAGAGCCGCGTTGCGCTTGGCCAGGACTTGACGCAGCTCCGCCGCCTCGGCGAACTCCCGGTTCACTACCGCCAGGGCATCGTTGTACCCCATCGTCGGGTTGGCCGAGCGCAGTTGATCCGCGCGCCGGTTGATCTTCCGGAACAGCTTGTCGGCTTCCGCATCCGACACGGAGCGCCCAAGGGCCTCTTCCAGCACGGTCCTGCAAACGCTCATCCGCCCGTCCTCATCATGCACAGGGTTGCGGCCTTGACCGCATCAGTGGTCAGTTTAAGGTCGTCGTCCGCAAGGTCAATCTGAGAGGGATCACCGCCCTTGTCGCGCAACAGCTCTTCATCTTCCGCCAGGCGCTGCTTGGCCGCTTCCAGATCTGCCGGCTTGGCCTCGGACACACGTGCCTCTGCGGCAGTGGACGCCTTGATGCTGGCGCCCTCCACCTGGCTGGCGTTGGCCATGGCTCGCTGCGTGGCCGTGCGGAATGCCTCCGGGTCAGCGGCCATCACTGGATCTGCCAGCATGGCCGGGGTCACGTCAACCGGACGACCGTCCACCGCCTGGGCGATGGCATTGCGCAGGGCAGCACCTTGGGTGGCTTCATCGAGGCTGGCGATCAACGGGCGGACGGAGGCGAATACGTCGTTCTTCGGGGTTTCCAGATCCGCGTTCTTCAACCCGCCAATGCGGCCCTCATCCCACACCACGTAGTGCTGCCCGCCGCGACCATCGTTGTAGCGGTTGCCGGGGATGCCCTCCTTCAGCAGAAGGTCCGACGCCGCCTGCTGGCTACCCTGCTTTGCCGTCAGGTCGCGGTAAATGGCGCTGCCCGCTTGCTCAGGGTCAGAGTATCCGAGGCGTCCAAGTGCTTCTTGCACCTGTGGGGACTGCGCAGACAACGGCTGATCCCACGCCAGAAGCTGGTTGTCCGAGGGGATATCAGCGGCATAGGTCGTCCCACGGTTCGGCTCTCGCCGAAGGACATCCAACGCGCGGTCAAAGTCCGCCCTGGACCCTTCAGGTGCGCGGGATCGCTGTCGGCGCAGATTCTCCGCAGCACGGACACGATCACCGCCAACAGCAGTCAGGGCATCGTCGGCCAGCTTCCCGCCTGGGACGCGGGAAATACTGGAGGTGCTGGACCTGATGGCGTCCGCCCCCTCACGGCTACCGGCGAAATACGCTCCGAACCCATAGTTCGCCTCACCTGAGCCAGTCCCGCTACGGTCTAGCGCAATGCGCTCGATGTCGTTTCGACGGCTGCCGTGGAACACGCGCTGGTTCTCCGGCGTTGCAGCGGCCTCTGCTGGCGGCGCATCCTTTACCGGCACACCATCGCGCATGGTGTTGAATTCGGGGTTGCCGAACTTGTCCCGCGCCAGCCCCGCGCCGGCATGCAGTAGTCCGCCGAACACCGCGCCCCCTGCAATGTTGAGCATGGAGTCCATTGCGGTGTAGTCGTTGCGCCACTGCTGCTGTCCGGCGTAGATGGCCGGCTCGACGATGGCGGCGCCTACTGCACCTTCAGCCGCGCCGACACCGGCACGGACGCCAGCGCGCGCAAATGCCCCTTCACCCGCAGACGCTAGCAGTTTGGCGTAGCGCGCCTCACCTACCACCGGGATGAAGGACAGGGCCACGTTCGCCGGGTCGATCAGGGAGCCCGCCAGCATGCCGGAGATGCCCGGGGTCCAGCCGTCGTACTCGGACATGACCGTCTGCCGGGACTGCTTGGCCCGGTTCTTCTCGATCAAGATATTCAGGGTCGAAGTGCGGATGCCCTCGGGGTATTTGGAAAGCGGGATCTGACCTTCCAGCCCAGCATCCTTGACGCGCTGCGTGGCGTCGGCTGGCGACAGCTTGGGCGACGGGGTGTCCTGAACGTCCGACAGCGCGTTGATGCCAGCACCAATACCGATGCCAGAGGCCCACAGGATCTCCGGCACCTTGCCGTCTTCGGACGCGCGCAGGCGCGCCCAGGTATTGAGGCTTCCGGTCGGGCCCGTTTCCCAGGCTTCCTTGGCAGACGCGCCGAACGCCTCACCCCAGGTCGAATCACCCTGGATCTGCTCAGGCTGGACGGCACCAATCTGGCGACTCAGGACAGGCATCAGCGGAACCCTCGGGTGGTGGCGCGGTACTGGTCAACGTAGTCCTGCTTGCCCGGCTCCCACGTCTTGGTTTCCTTGATCGCCTGATCGTAGCCACGGTGAATCGGCTTGCCGGCTGCGTCCATGACCGGCTTGCCTGCGGCCATCAGATAGGCCCCAGTTCCCTTCTCATCGGTTACCCATCGGGCGTTCTGCTGGACGGTGCGCAGGATGCGGGCGCGGGTGTCGGCCTCAGACAGGCCGGGGCTAGCCTGCGGAGCGTACATCTGATCAGGCGTCAGGCGCGCGATCTGCTGCCCCAGTCCGGCCACAACCTTGTTGGAGTCGAAGTCATTGGGGATGCGCAGACCATTCACGATGGTTTCGCGGTCGGCGTACAGGGACTTGTAGGCCATGTTGGCGGCTTCCTTCGCCGTGGATGCCTGACCGCCGATGAGGTACTGCGCGGCCAGGGAGTAGCCGTTTCGCGCGTATCGCCCGGCCGTCCCGGGATCCGACGCGGCCTGATCGATGCTCGACGCATTCAGCGTGGTCAGCAGCGGACCGAACGCCTTCTGCACCTCACGATTGATGTCAGCCGGCTTGACGCTGGCGGGTAGGAATTTGGACACCTCATCCGTCTTCAGCCCCGCCGCCTGATTCAACTGGCCGATCACGGTCGGGGAAACGCCCTCCATGGCGAACCAGGCCATGTCCCCACCCTTCTCGCCCACCTGATTGATTGCCTCGTAGCTGCCCAACTGCTTGGGGAGGTCTGAAAACACGCGGGTGGCCTGCGCCACGTTCCCGTTCTTCAGGTTGGAGTTGAACCCATCCACCAGGCCGCTCAGGACGTCCAACGGGAGTTTGGGTTCGACCACGCCCCATGAGCGCTGCTGGGCAAACGAGGTGGTGATGTAGTGCTGCTGCGCCGCATCACGAGCCGCCACCATCTCCGCCGTAGCGGCGGGGCCAGCTTCCTGCAGATCACGCGCCGCCCCCTGCCAGGAGGCATAGGCCGCTTGCACTCCGGGGGCATCCTGAGCCGACAAGCCCGGGTCGGATTTGCGCAGGGCCAGCACCTTCTCGGCCCGGTCACGGATGGTGTCCACCATGAACTGGCGATTCTCACGGTCTTCCGCCCCAACAGGATCCGGCATCCCCGCCAGTGCGGCTAGCTCAGAATTGCTCTGCCCTGGAAGCGACTTCAGAGCGCCGGCCATTTGCTGGTATCCCTGGAACTGACGGGTCTTCAGGATCGCCTGCGCCGGGCCAAGGAACGTAGCCATCTCATCGAACGCGGGAACCTCGACAGCATCGCCATGGACCAACGCCGTCTGCGTGTCTTCCATCCGCTGCTTGAAAATGTCGCGATCTACAGCGAACTTTGCCTCATTCTGCCTGTTGAGTTCAGCCAGTCGGGACTGCGCGGCGCTACGGGCAGCAAGCAGCTGCTGGCCATCTAGCAGCCGGAACGGCACGGTGTACTCGCCTGCAATGCCCTCGGTCGGAGCGGCGGTGGCCTGTTCCTCCACCACGCCAAGCTTCCCGATGTACTTCCGGGTTTCCTCGGGCATGGCGGACATGTCCATCGGCTGCTTCGGATACCACCACTTGCCGGACTGGGTTTGGTACGGACGCCCTTCAGCCCAGCCCTGGGTCGCCGCAGGGCCCATGTTGTGGGCGGCGGCGATCAGGATGGGGTTGCCGCCAAATACCCGATTCTGGTCAGCGATGTACGCCTGCCCCAGCTGGTCGTGGTATGCCGCCGTCTCCGCATCCTTGGCAGCATCACCCGTCTTCCCGCGCAGGAATAGGGCGCGATCCCACGGCAGACCGATCTTCTCGGCCTGCTGCTGGGCGGTAGCCTCCAGAAGCTGGTACTTGCCATAGGCGTGGATGGTCTGGCCATCAGAGGTGGTGATCGCCGGACCTCGCAGAACCTCGCCACCCTCGCCGTACATGCGCCCGCCGGACTCATTGCGGATGATGGCCTCGCTGATGTCGATCTTCCCGCCAGTCGTCTTCAGGACTGGCTCGGTGATCCCCATCAAGCTGCCCGTCAGCGCGATAACCTGCTGCGGGTTGCTCTCGGCCTGGACCTTGGCCACCTGATTGGCGGCGTCGCGGGCGTACTTCTGGACGATTTCCTGGCGCTTGACCAGCGGGATCTGCTCATCTGACATCACCACCGCGTTCTGCTTGGCGATTTCCAGCCCGAACTTCTCCGGCTGGGTATAGGACAGGTCGGCAATGGTCTGGTACGTGTTGACGTACTGACCCGTCCGGTATTCGACTTCCGCCCCCACCTGGGCATCAGCACCCTGCAGCATGTAGCTGGTGCGGAGTTCGTTTGCCTTCTTCATGATCAGATCACGCGACCGGACATTGGTCATGCCCTTGGTGACGTTGGCCGTGTAGTCCTGAATGTACTTGTTCATCTGGTCGGCCATTGGCTCTGCGCCCGGCGCCCAGGTGTTCTTTACCTCATTGAATTTGTTGCGAATATCCAGCTGCGCCTGCGGTTCCAGCGCGGCTAGATCGGCCTGTGCGTTGGCGACGTTGGATTGTTCCTGCGCACGCGCGATGTTGCCGAACGCCTCGGCCACCATCGACATGCCACGGGTAACATCCGGGCTGCCGGGCAGGATAGGCGCAGCGCCGCCGTCGATGGCCTTGATGGGGGTATCAACGCGGGACTCGTATCGCTCAATTCGCGGCGTAGATGCCATGCTCAACCCCCACCAAAACCATTGCCGAAGGTGGACTGACTCCAGCCGCTACTGCCAGGAGTGAAACCCATGCCCTTGTTGATGGAGCCAAAGCCGCTGCTGAGCCCGTAGTTCGACCCGCTGAAGTTGTCCACATTGTTGCCGAATGCGAACGCCGAGCCCTGCCCATACGAACCGCCCGCCAGAGTCGGCGTGCTGGACTGGGTGATTCCGCCATTGGCGTTGTCGCTATTGACCGTGTTTGCCCCGAACAAGGCGGCGCCCGCGTTGTGCCAGCGCATCTTCATCGTGTTCTTGGCCGCACGCCGCAGGTTGTCCTTGTTGAACTGGCGCATGGTGATGTCGTTCTGCATGGAGGCGTCCTCCAGCTGACCGGCATAGCGCAGGTTCAGGGCGTCCAGCTCGGCATTAGCCGTGGACTGCTTGATGATGTCGCTGTTCGATCCGGAGAACCCGGTCCCCGACTGGGCAATGGCCGCACGCTGCGATCCGAGCGCCTGCCGAGCAGAGCGGCGCATCGCCTCTTCGCGCGCGCTGTACTGTCGGTTGACGATCTCGCGGTTCGCCTCTGCCAACTTGATGTTGCGCCCTTCCAGCTCTGCCTGGGTGCGCAACTCATTGGCCTGCTGCCGGCCCTTAATGAGCTCGGTGCCGATGTTGATGCCACCTTGGACCATCTGTGCCCAGCCCATTACACACACCTCGCAAATAGGTAGGCGTCGCCGCCGTCAGCCAAATACCGCTTCATCGGTTTGGGCGTTTCCAACTCAAACCCCAGCAGGCCCGCCCAGCGGAATCCAAGGTCAAACCCAGCAGACACCCACATTTCCACTCGCGGAAACCCATGCGCATCAATGAAGTGCGGCAGGAATCGGGTCAGCGCAATCATACCGCGTCCGGAGTCTCTATCCAGTACCATCCATGCCATCGCCCGGCCAGGCCACAGTGGGATCAGTCCACCCACTCCGACCACCTTCCCCTCATGTTTGAAGGCCCAGGCATCGCCATCTGACTTGGAGAACTCTTCGAACATGTCCTCCGGTCGGATATCGATGGGTTGATGCGGGGTGAACCCCGTGAGGTGGGCCGGCGCCAGGGGCTCGACCTCAATCATATCTGCTGCCCCGGGTTCTTCTGTCCTGGGGTGGTAGAGGTCTTCCCGCCCGACCCGCCAGAGACGGTCTGTCCAGATGCGACCTGGGCCAGCCTGACGTCCTTGTGGGCCTTGGCGAGCTTGGCCGTAGCCGAGGTCTGCCCTGTGCCGCCAGAGGTGGTGTAGGAAGACGCATCCTCCCGCACCCCAGTTC